AGCTACTCAGATAAGGGATTTCATACGGGAATATGTTAATCAAGCGATGGCACAGCCACCACCGGGACAAGCGATGATGCCTGGTATGTTTGCTATGGCGCGGGAAGAGATACTAGGTTCGATTTTAGGCGAGGTTGTGCCTAAATCTGCGGTATTGAAACCGGCAGTTTCACAAATCGTTGAAAAAGCCGCCGTGCCTGAAGTCCCCAAAGTAGCCAAGCGACCGCCGGTTGAGGTAACTCCTAGAGAGCCGTTGCCGGAAGGAATGAAGCCAACCCCGGGCACCTTAGAGTATGACGCTTATATTCGGACACTAACTCCTGAAGCTAGGGCTGCCGAATTGGAGACAAGAAAAGCCGTAGAGCCGTTTGTCTCTGAGTTTGAAGCAGAACTGTCTATGGACAGGCTTGTGAAGAATATCAATGAGCGTTTAATCGCGCTTAGGGCTGATGCTAGAACACTCAAACCTGATTGGCAAGCTGCTAAATATCGTGCCACTCACGCTACTCTTACGGAGGGCAGGGTTGATTTACCGGCTTGGCGAAACAGGATATTCACCGATATAAAGGATGAAACAGGCAGAGTTGTGATGACCGGTCGTGCCGTGGCTGAAAAGATAATGGATATATACGGACCGCAAAGGGTTAATTCTGTGCTTCAAGTAGCTTCTGGTTTCGCCCGGATGGGCGTTACCATCAAGGCTGCATTAGACTTGTCCTGGTCATTCATCCAGGGAATGTTGCCGCTAGGCTATGATATAGCACGATGGGCGCAGGGTAAACCCTCTTTTGTCTGGGTCAAAGCAACTAGGGCAATGATAAAGACAATGGCTAATCCCAAGTATGCTGACGAATGGGTGCTGAAGAATCCTGCTGAGGCTAAAGCGATGGCTGAGTTCGGCGTTATCATGGAGAGGCAGGCCGAGTTTATCCAGGCAGGCACATTAGAGGCTAGGACTCGTCAATTACCATTAGTAGGTCCCTTTCTCGGTAGCTTAATAAAGCAAACTTATGGGCGAGCCGGTGCCGGCTTTAGCACGGCTGGCATGGTAGCTAGGGGTGAGATATGGAAGGGGCTTAGAGGTGCTTGGGAAGCCGAAGGATATAAACTTCCTGAATTGGGTGAGTTCGCTAATAAACTTACCGGGGTAGTGTCTTCCAGAGAACTAGGAGTGAGTGCCACTAGGCGGGCTCTGGAGAGTGCCACTTTGTTTGCCCCTAGATATACCAGGGCTTACTTAATGGTAATGAGGGATTTATTCAGAGGCACCAAGACGGGTAGTGAAGTTCGCAAAGCTATGGCGGGTATGGTTGCGGGCGGATTTCTGGGCTATACATCGCTTTGTGTTGCGTTAGGACAGGAACCCAGATTGAATCCTGCGCCTAAGTCTCTAGGCGGTGACGGGGCTGATTTTATGGCCTTTAAGATTGGCAATAGTACCATCGGCTTGCCCGGCTTCTGGTATTCCACGATTAGAATGTTGGCAGCCGTTAATGCGGTCACTGAGGAAGACCCCGAAAAGCTCTTGTCATTGAACTGGCGAGAGAATGACTTTCTGCAATGGGTAATGAGCAGGACTTCACCTTTAGTGGGCTTTGGCCGTGAAATCATTGAGGGTAGGGATTATCTTGGCAAAAAGTTAGACGAACCTAGTGAGTGGTTTCATAATTTTTCTCAGTATCTTCTAACTATTGCGATGGCTAATCTAATTACCAGACATCCGAGTGAAGAGGAGGGGAAGTATAAACGGGTGGGTGCTGAACTTCTGGGCCTGAGAGCCTTTCCTCAGAGCGAGTGGAATAAAGCCAAAGACAAGAGAGACGAATATGCCAATAAGGAATTTAGTAAGGGATGGGATAAACTCAATAGAGAACAGAAGGATAAAATTGAGGAGCAACATACCGATTATAAAGTCCTGGCTGATAGGGCTAGAGATGAGATGACATGGGAGCGTGGCGATGAGTTTGAGGTAGCTCTGCAATCAACCGAGAAGCAGGCTGAGGCGATTTATCACGCCGGCATCGAGGACGCAGCTAGAAGCCTCATATCCGGGCAAATTGACTATCCGACTTACTTATCTCAAGAGGAATATTTAAGGCGTGTGATGACAGGTAAGCGGTGGGCAATGAATTACATAGAGGGCTTTCTCGACCCTGGACAAGCGGAAGACTTTAGGAAGTGGCTTGATAAATATGAGACACCTGAAGACGCTGCTCTTTCAAGATATTGGGACATTCGTAATAATCCGGTAGTAACTGCCGGCGTGCCGAATTGGGATGCTACCGAAGATAGAACCAAGTCATTTCTTGATTCGCTGGATGACGGGACCAGACAATATGTGTTGCGTAATAAGGACAGGTGGCTCAGGAAATTACCGCCAGCGGCCAGAATATTGGCCGAAATACAATCAAGGGGTAGGGACATTGTAGATGAGTATTACGACCAGCCTGAAGGTAAGGCCAGATTGCAATACAGGCGAGCCAATCCAACCGTTGAGGCTTGGCTATTGATAATGGGAAGGATAACGGTTCCGCAGACCGCGGCAGCCAGAAGGTTGGCTTTAGAGCTGCTACAGCAAAGGGGTATACCCGCGATAATATTACCCAGATTATCCGGTGGTGAGGCTAGAATGGCACCAGCACCGCGCGCCTGGGGGGCATCTGGTAGGCCAGCCGTGAGAACTCAACCAACGGCACCCCCGCTTGGTGGGGTTAGACTTAATATCAAAAGTAGGGTAAATCGAGAGAGGCAATGATTGAATCTGATGGAACGCTCAGGTGTGATAACTGCAATAAGAAACTGGCAGTCAAACTCAATGGCTATTTGGAGATTATCTGCACACGCTGCAATCATTTCAATATATTTGAGACGGACTCTCTGCCGAAGACATATAAAAGCCATGAATTAGTGGCACTTGACAAAGTAAAACAGATTTGCTAGGGTGAAACTAGCATCTTAATAATTGAATAAGTAGTGCTCTTTAGAAGCCGTATTTTTATGTGCGCTTAGACGCCGTAGAAATACGGCTTTTTTTATTTTAATTTTTAGGAGGTTTTACATGCCAGACCCAGAAGAGGAAGCCAAGACCAAGGCTGAAGAAGGGAAAGGCGCCGCTGAGGTTACTGAAGGCAAACAAGCACCCGCAGTTGTAGAAGAACCAGAGGGACCGAAAGGCGCAAAGCCTGAAACAGAGGAAGGTAAGGGCAAATCAAAACCAGAGGATTGGGAGCAGAAATATAAGACTCTACAGGGCATACACGAAAGAACTGTAGAGGACTTTACCGCTCTCAAGGCTGAGAAGACCGATTATCAGGGTGTTGTAAATTCTATTGAGCAGATGCGGGGTAGCATCAATCAACACGGAGAAACTCTAACTCTCCTTACCGACATTATGAGTGAGACCGCGGTTGACAATGAGGCAATGCAGACAAGGATTACGAAGGCTAGGGAATCTCAGGCAACGCAAAAAGCATACCACGATAAGGTCACTAAAATTTATACCGAAATCGTGGATCAGGCCGACATAGCTGGTCTAAACCCACAAAGTGAAGAATTGAAGACAGCTAGAGAGGCCTGGGATAAAGGTCAACCCGATGAGGCTCTTAGGCTGACCAAGATAGCTGTTAAAACAGCCGTCTCAGCGATGCGGGTTGCTAAACCTGAAGAGACCACTGAGCCTGACCCTGCGAAAGCTCAAAAAGACAAGGATGGGAAAATCCCCATCATCACAGCAACACCGGGGGCAGCTCAAGACTGGCGTGAGTTGAAGCCCGGAGACAAGATGAAGTTAGGTCTTCAAGAAGCCAGAGAAAATCAATAATTTAATAAGGAGACAATCCGATGGCTACAAATTTAGTAGAGGCAAGCAAGCTGTCAAACGATGTTTTGCTTGTTGGTGTCATCGAGGAAATAATCAAAGATTCTCCTATTCTTCAGAATTTGCCTTTCATTGATATTGTCGGTAACGGGCTGACTTTTAACCGGGAACTTGCTCTGCCAACCATTGATTTCTATGATGTTGGCGACACCTGGGTTGAGTCCACACCGACCTTCACCCAGATAACGGCATCTCTGAAGATTATGGGCGGAGACGCCGATGTTGACAACTTCCTGAAAGCGACTCGCTCCAATCTGCAAGATTTGGAAGCAGCAGTGCTTCAGTTGAAGGCAAAGGCACTACGCCATAAGTTTGAGGAGATGTTCCTCTATGGCGACTCAGCGACAAACCCGAAGCAATTTGACGGACTGAGAAAGATGATTGACCTCACCACCGCCAGCGACCAACTTATTTCAATCGGCACCGCCGGTGGAGCTGCCCTTACCCTAGCAAAGCTGGACGAGGTTATTGATGCCGTGAAGGGTGGCAAGCCCGATGCTCTTATTATGTCCAAGAGGTCAAGGCGACTGATTCAAGACATCACCCGGGCTGCGGGATTCGAGCTGGAAAACGATAAGGACAACTTTGGCAACTTCTTAACTATCTACAATGGTATCCCATTCTGGCTGACTGATTGGCAGCTTGACACCCATCTGACTACAGGTTCCGGAGTAGATAATGTTGAATCTGCCACCACTGGCGGCGATGAGTCTGTTATCTACGCCGTAAGGCTGGGTGAAGGTGCTCTGGCCGGTCTGCAATCACCAGGTGGTATAGTGGTTGAACCGATAGGTTCCCTGGAGACGAAGGACGCTACCCGGACCCGAGTCAAGTGGTATCCGTCACTGGCACTATTCTGCTCCGTCAGCGTAGCGGCGTTGATTGGCTTTGATGCCACATAGTAAAAGGTAAAAATCTAAGAGGGAAGGAGAAAAACGTAAGATGACTACTCAACCAGCAACACCGCTATCTACGCTTAATCCTGATGGCATCCTGTATCCCTTTGCTGAAGTGTTCGAGGTAACCCCAGAACTAGCGGCTGACACAGCGAAAAATATCTGGAACATACCCGAAGGCACTATCATCACTATGGTGCTTGCTAAAATCAAGACAGCATGTGCTGGCGCCGCATCTAACCTCATAATCGGAGACGATGATGATGACAATGGCTTTATTCTGGCTGGTGCTTTTTGTGGTACAGCCGTTGATACCGTATACGGGGATATTGGAGCAGAACGAGGCGCATACCTTGTTGATAAAGTAACCGCTTGCCATACCGGGTCATGGAAGGTCTACACTTCTGCTGGCAAAGAACTGAAGCTAGAGCAGAGTGGCACACTTACCACGGCTGGCTTAATAGAGGTATTCGTTTTCGGCTTCAGATACAATGAAAGCTAAGACAGGGTAAGCTAGACAACGGTAAATATGTAGGGCAGAGCCTTTATTTTAGGGCTCTGCCCTAGTCAATACTACTCGGAGGTTTCTATGCCGGCTGCTAATTTATATACCACCAAAGCTATACAAAAATTCTGGGTTGAGGAAATCCTGCGTCCAATAGTAAGGAGCTTTGCACTACTCCAGGAGTTTGGTAGGATTGGCAGGTCTGCTACGTTCTTTGAATTCATTGGGGTAGGACTAGAGCTCATAAAAATTGCCCACAAGATGAAGAAAGTACCTCACCCCACGCACAAAGATGTCAATAAACATAATTCTCGCTTGATTATTGACCTGCGAGATGATGTCTTGGCACATGATACGTCCTTTGGTTCTTTTGGGTGTCGCCACGATGTGTATGATGGTATGCTAAGTTTCCTTGCTATAAAGTATGACATAGATGATAGTGCATCTAAGCGTTTTGATTACTGGCTAAGGAAATGGATGGAGACAGACTGGATATTCACATGGAAGCATCCAGAGACCAACTGGATATTGACTGAAGAAGAAAAACAAGAGCCGACTTATAAAAGACAGCAAGCCTTGAAAGAAGCCTTAAATAATAAGGAATTTAGCAAAGCACTGAACTTGATTGAGTAAAGATAGGAGACCTAAGAGGGGGGAGTGATGTGGATAATTCAGCAATTAATTAGGGTCTTGGATAAACTCTTCTGCAACGTGGAGGAAGAGATACGGATGGAATGGTATCGTAGAGAGATAACCGAGGCCTTGGAATAAGGATTTCGCACGGGCATCATTTCTCGAGATTGAATCAAGGAGGAGGTAAATTATGGAGTCGATTATTGAGCACGTTGAGCATCCGTTTGCAAGGGGTAGTCTGACAGCGGATGGGGTGCAGTTTAGTGATTTACTTACCACAACTACCGATGATTACGAAGAAGTAGAGAAGGTAAAGATTGATCCACCGGTCAGGGGTGCGATTCAAGAGTTCGAGTTTGGTTTGACCTGCGCCATTCAATCGAGTAGTACCTTGGAAAGTGTGCTTTTCAAGTGGCAGGCACGTCAGACATCAAGTAGCACCTGGGTAGATTTGCATACTGAGATTACCTATGCGGCCGATGCTTCCGCTTTGAAGGAATACACCTATAGTGGCAGAGTCGAACCGCAGGAAAACTTAAATGCTTTTCCACTGGAGATAAGGCTGATGATTAAGTCTGGTGGGGCTGGTGGTGAGACGGCAAAGGGCAAGACCAAGAACTCAAGCTATGTGAAGGTCATTTATAGAGGGTACTAGAATGAAAAGACTAGCAAACCCGAAGGGGTTTTTCTATGACCCTAGTTTGGTGCTCTATTTGCCACTTTATAAGCTTGATGGCGCGTCCTTTATGTCAAAGGATGCTTACGGGCATCTGTGTACGGCTACGGGTGCTCCATGGGGAATTCAGGGTAGGGCTTTTGATGGGGATGACAAGATAGACTGCGGTGACAAGGCTCAGTTTAGTTTCGAGCATAATACCCCGTTCTCAATATTGATGTGGTTCAAGCCGTCTGATACTACAGCATGGAGTTCATTGGTCACCAAGATAACTGTGGCAAATGTTTTTAGGGGGTACGCATTCCTACAGACTAATGCTGGCAAGTTAACCGCTTCCATTATCAATACTAATGTAATAGCACGGAAAAGAATAGTTGTAGATTCTGATGCTGCCATTACCCAGGATGTATTCCAGTTAGTCGGTTTCACCTATGATGGTGGGGGAGCATCGGCTGGTGTAATTATATATAGAAACGATGCAGTTTTCGCAAGTACCTCCTCAGAGGATACATTGGGGGGATTAACAATAGACAATACAGTATCTCTTCTAATCGGCGATAGAGAGGAGGGTGACATTCCTGCTAATGGTACTTTCGGAGAGGTATGGGTTTATAATCGAGTTGTAAGTCTTATCGAAGTCCAGAATATTTATTTGGCTACTAAATGGAGGTATCGTTAATGAGTTACATCTTCTTCAGAATTTGCCTTGCGGTGAAAGAACCGATACCCAGCGCATTGGAATCAAGTTTGCCTGAGATAAAGAAGAATATCAAGAAGCTCAAGTCCTTTGCCTCAAAAATCAATGAGGGCAACGTAAACGAGGAGATGACGGTTAGGGCATCTTACCATATTTGCCGGCATGATGAGGGGCTACCCTGCGAACCTGAAGTAGAAATATAAGGAGTAAACTATGGCTCAAAATACGATAGCACTTTCGGTTCTAATTGAAGGATTCGGGAATTTCACCAAGCTGATGGAAATTCCCCGGACTCCGCAAGATGGTATAGCTTCTTCAAATGGATTGGTGAACGCCCTTTACGATATGCAGTTAGCCAAATATCCAGATGATTACTTCAATGATAACTTCTGGATTTACATTACTTCGGGGGCGGCTCAAGAGGACATCAGGCAGATACAGGACTTCCTTCGTGACAGTCTTACGATTCACGAAACAGCAGACACAGCCAATGTAGTAACTGCGGATACAGCCACTGACCAAAGCTCCGTAGAAACATTGCTTAATGAGATAAAGGCAGACTATAATATTCACATTGCAGATGCCGCAATCCACGTTGGAGCTGATGGCGCTAACGCTGTTGCCTCTGCTGATGCTGATGACCTGGCTTCTGCTTTAACTCTGGCCAATGAAATTAAGGCTGATTTTAATGCTCATCGAAGTCAGGCAGGGGTACATGTAGTTTCTGACACATTCAATTTGATTAGCTTGGCAGATGCCACCGATTTGGCTTCAGTTCTTCTCTTGGCCAATGAGGAAAGGCTGGATTACAACCGGCATTTACCACTTACGATATACGCCGGAAAGGTTGTGCCTTACTTTGATTTTTCCTCCGTACCACTGGCTGACAGTGAGTTTCAAATCCACAAGTGCAATGTTCAGGATATTATAGATGCTCTAAATGACGCCCTGCTTTCTATCTACCCCAAGCTCTATAAAAAGATAGTCTTTGAGAGTCTGGGGCAGGATGACCTGGCTGATGATGCGGCCGCCGCACAAGCTGAAGTAGAAATCACCGATGACACCTTGTTCTTTGTCGGGCAAGAGGTTACGGTTGTAGATGATGATGCCTCTGAAGATGCCACCATTTTGTCTATTGCAGCAGCCACAAACAAGCTCACGATGACAGCTAATCTGACCAATGCCTACACTACAGCGGCTAACGCAAAGGTGGTGGCTAAGTCCGGCAAGTATTTTAATCTCGGTGCCACCATAGGCAATGCCCGGGTAATCTGGGTGGGCTTAAAAGCGGATAGCGTATCCAGGCGGTCCCGCCAACTGGAATGGGAAATCATCGAGAGTCTAGCTGGAGACAGGCAGATATACTTCCCCGAGAGTATTTCGGTGGATGACCAGACCTGGATTATAGAGGCGAAAGGTAAACTAGAGGAGGTCTCCGACCCGACCGATACCATAACCTTAGAGGATAGAAGAGTCAGGCTGCTTTATTGTGAGGCGGCTTACCAATTTTATACACGGCAAGCCAATGACATCAGTAGCGGGGACACGGACAGGTTACAGGCATTGGCGAATAAATACAGGGAAGCAGTCTACACGACATACCGAAACTTGTGGATGCCAAAGATGGTAGAGCAATTTGACCATAATGCTTATGTTGACCATAATGCTTATGTTGACTGGGGTGAATAATGGCTATAGATAGTCTTCTTAATAAGTACGACATTTACTACATCGAACCTGGGGCAACCAAATTGGGGTTTATGCTGGCTCAAAACCGTAATAAGACCAAGGTCTGGCGCCGGGATGACGAGAGAGCCTTACCTGACAGCTTTGCAGCAGGTGATATTTCTTATGCCAATCTGAGCCCAGATATATCCAAGGTAATTTCTCACCGGTATATGCACGGTGGCTTGGGGGCATTGGAGTTTGAGGTTGAGGATGATGCGGCGTTTCAAATACTGCGCTATCTCAGAAGCCAGAATGTAGACTTGAGGTGTAAGGGTAAGGCTTATCCGGGACCGAAGATAGATTCAGTTACAATACCCGTCAAAACTACCCCCACAATAGTTAATGCTGACTTTGAGCTGGACTCGGATTGGACAACTGAATATGGTGATGCGGAACGTAGTAACGTAGATAAGCATGGCGGTACTTATTCATGGCATGTCGGCAGCACAGACCCCTCGGCGGCTTATCAGGATATTACGTGGAACAGTGCTTATAGGGGCAGGGAATTTGTTTTTAAGTGCTGGATAAAGTGTGTCGGTGTTGGAACTTCCTACATACAAATTGATGATGGAGTCGGTGTTACTAGCACCTCTGACGCCTCCATAGCATGGAAACAGCTTACAGTTACGAGGACATTAGATGATGCCGCAACCAGACTAAGATTGAGGATACGGAGTACTAACCCAATAGATGTTTACTTTGATGACGCTACATTAACAGTGACAACATTCCCCAATCCGACCCCGGTGGCATTCGCCAATTTTAATGGCGAGATATACTTTGCATCTGGGGATATGATTTCCAAACTAAATGGAGCGGGTGATGAGTTTGAGCACGTTCATACTTTACCACAAGTCATCACCGACATTGTAGCCTTTATTGATGATTACCTTTACATCGCTGTAGCAGCAGCCAATAAATACTGGTACATGGATGCTGCCGAAGACTTTACCCAAACTGCCCTGGATAATGGTGAAGCGGATAGTTTCTGCAAGGTGGGTACTGACTTATGGCAACTAAAATTACCCAACAAGATTAGGAAGGCTACTGATCCTATCGCTGGTCCCTGGGCTGCCGAAATCCTGGTCGGTGAGGCTGCCTATGATGTCAACGATATGGAGTCTTACCTTGGCTATCTTTACTGCCTGAAAGAGGATGGACCTTATTATGAAGATGGTGCCGGCGCTATTGTGCAACCATTCCCCTCTTTAGTCACAATTGCTCATGCTGATGCGGGTAAAAACAGCGATGTCTTCAGGAACCGTCTCTACTTCAGGATGGGTAATCAGCAGGAATGGGAAATAGACGGCTCTACGCTCACAGAAGTAACACCTTCCGATTCAGCCCCCGGTATATCACAGTATGCCTATGAGTGTGTCGCCAGGGCGCATGATGAGCAGTGGGTCTATGCAATCATTGAGCGAGGGGCTAATGATTTAGCTATCCTGGCAGGTAGGTGGGAGTATATCTCGGGTAGGACAAGGTGGATTTGGCATGAGATAAGAAGCATTGACCTGACTGGTGTTGCCATAGCTTTTGTCTCTAGTGTAGAGGGTAGACCATACTTATATCTTGGTTCAACTGCTACGGGAGAGAGTGTTTACAAGGTTTATCTACCGGTAACCAAAGATGCCACTGCTGACAGTGGTTATAAATTTCATACTGCCGGTTCACTCTGGACACCGAGATACATGAGCCTGCTCTATGCGGTAGATAAAAGGTGGCTGGAGCTTTTTACAAGGTCTCTAAATTTGTCAGGCACAAACTACATAAACGCTTATTACTCTACTGATGATGGTGCTAGCTTTGACCTGCTCAAGAAACTGGATACCAGTCCTGAGCAGACAGAGGCATTTACGAATATTGAAGAAACCATGATGAATCTGAGGTTTGATTTTGTCGGGGATAGCGATACTGTACCGCCGGTGCTGAAGTACCACAACCTGAAGGCATTGACCATATTTCCTTCGGTATCCCGATTCAGGCATACGGTTAGATGTGCTAATGGCTTATTACTCAAGGGTAATCATGTTGCAACTCCGAGCTATAGCTATGACGCCATAAGGACTTTCATAGATGGTTTAAGGGATAAGGTTTGCACTTTGGGCGATAGGTTTGGTACAGAGCATACCGTCCTGGTAAGAGCCATTCAGGAATTAGAAGTCTTTGATGAGGGCACCGGGAAACCTGAACTACATTACTCTTTGGAGGCTGTAAAGTTGTGAGGATGTAAGCAATGATAGACTTAATTCAATTGGCTGCTCAAATTGGCGGAGTCGGCGGTCTTATCGCTACCCTGATATTCCTGATGTACCGGCGGGATCGGAATGCGACCGAGAAGATGTGGCGCGATTCAAAGAAGTTCACGGAAGACAGGCTATCTGCTCTACTGGAGAAAGACCAGGAGACCAGAGAAGATAATACGAAGGCGATAACCGAACTGATTACTTACCTCAAACTACAGAACGGAAGGCGGCCGTAAGCCTAGAGATACTGCCAGAGCCACCAGAATGAGTTTTAAGAGGCTTTGTATCAAAACCCCACATTCGAGAGGACTTTTGGAACAACTGGCTCTTTTGTATCAAAAGTCCAGAAGGTTGGTTCAAGCCCTAATTCGTATATAGATTGTATCAGGACACAGATATTATGGCAAAGAATCTTACACAGCCTTCTTACGAACCGACAGAGGCGCAATTCAAAGAAACCCTGTAACAGTTCAAAGGATAACTGATAATCTATATTCTATGGGTATCGAGGGAGTAGTAGCGGGAGTAACCCAACCCAAAGAGGCAAATACAAGGCGGGGTAACCAATTTAGGGATTGGGCAAGAAATAATTTTAGATGGGTAAGCCTTATGGAATTTCGGGCTTCCCACACTGGTGTCGTGATGTTGGATGCATCGGAACTAGATGCTAGGAATTTTTGCAATACTGTAATGGGTGTAGGCATATCAAAAAGACCAGACATAGTGGCGAAGTCAAATAATAGATATATTGTAGGTGAAGCCAAGTTCTTGTCATCTACTGGGGGGAATCAGGGCAGGGCTTTTGACGATGGTATGAATTTAGCCACAAATAGTTCGGGAAACGCCTATAAGATTTTTGTGCTTGACGGTATTCATTGGATAGAAACAGGTTCAGACCAGTATCGTAGAATTGAATATGGCACTGCTGCTGTCTTTTCAGCTTTATTGCTTGAGGATTTCTTAAATTCACTCTAAGCACTTTTGATACAACCACCTGACTTTTGATACAAAAGGCACTTATGATACAAAGCCCTTCAAAGGAGAGGGGGACTTTTTTATTTCAGGTACATCTTATCCACTGGTGAGAATTGGCTATGCCTGACGACCACATTCTCACTGGTTATGGTGGCCGTGTAGCGTTTCGTCATCCGGTCTGTGCTATGTCCCAAGAGTAGCTGGACTTCTCTCTCGCTGGCACCATGGAGCATGGCCACGGTCCCGAAGGTGTGTCTGAAAGTATGTGGCGAACACCTGACCGTTGCTATTCCAATTCTTTTCCCCAGCCTTCTAATCATTATCTGGATACCCATGGCCTGCATCGGTCTGCCTTCCTCAGTCACCCAGAGACAGGGATGATTGTCTCTTCTTATCAATAGATACCTGAGTATCGCCTTCTGTGCTCCCTTGCCAATGCCTACGACCCTCTCTTTGGCTCCCTTGCCCATGACCTTAATCATCTCTCTGTCAAAATCAATGTCCTTCAACTGGATGCCGGCCAGCTCGGAAAGCCTCAGACCGGTATCCACAAAAGTCAGGATGATGGCTCGGTTTCTTACTCCTAGAAATCTACTCTCATCACACAGGAGCAGCAGATCCCTGATATGCTCAGCCGTAAAGGGGCGGATGATTTTTTTGGGCACCCGGGGGGAGCGCATATTAGCCATTGGATTAGCCGGCAAAACTCCCTCAGAGACAAGCCAGTTAAAGAATCGCTTGACACAGCCATAGTAATCGTGGACCGAATGGGGGCTGCATCGCTCCTGGAGTATCAGTAGAAACATACGGACATGGCTGACATTGACATCTCCAGGCTGACTAATGTTTATCTCAGTGCAGTGGCGGACAAAAGCGCCAATCTTCTGCTCATAGTCAGCTAGAGTGGCTGGTGTCAGCTCATCCACTTTACAGGAAAGCAGGAAGGCTTTTAGTTGGCCATTAAGGTCTCCCATGGCAATCATGTGTTCTAGAGCAGATAGCGAGCCTATCTGAGAACCTAGTGGAAGAGAACCCCTTTTTTGAGCATTCATGTGTTCTAGGCCAGATACGACTTGTATCTGGGGTTTTTGGTAATTCATGTGTTCTAGCACGATATTTTTCGGCTGCCTAACCGCTTTTTAGCTTCAAAATCGGGGTGACAGGATTTGAACCTGCGACCACCTGAACCCCATCTAAAGAAGCTAAAAGCGAGCCTTTGCGGTTAGGAGGCAGCCATGCCCCCTTTCTCTTTACTTCAGCCTTCTTATTACCTCAATGACCGGAGCTGCAAACTGAAAACATTGAAAATTCATTCTTCTTTCATTGGTTTCAAGATACATTTTTCCATCAATCTTCCTCAAACGTCCTAAATGCAGCCCGCTATGGTATAAGCAAGCCACGATATTACCAGGGTCTATCTGCCCATCCCGCTCAACAATGATTACATCGCCATCCTGAATATCTGGCTGAAGACTATATCCTTTAACTAAATACCCCTCCACATTCTTGTAAGGATTGTTTTTTCTTTCCCGATACACATATTCTAAGGGATCTGTCAATTCCCCACCGGGAAAGGGGAACTTGGTATAGACCGGGATGCTTATCGGTTGAGCTAACCTGAGACGCTCCAGAATATCCTCTGGGGTCTCTTTATCAAAGAAGACAGTGGCAGGCATATCTAATCCTTTTGCCAAAGTCTCTGCCGTTCTCAATGTGATGCTTTCAGTTTTGCCGGATTCCAATTGACTTATATAACCCCTATCAAGACCGCAGCGCATAGCCATCTGTCTTTGGCTTAAACCCTTACTATCCCTCAACAACCTTAATTTTTGACCTACTGTCTCTTTCCCCATTTTTAACATTATCCACCCCCTAAAGTATTTTTTTCAAGATGGAGAAAAATATCTCCATACCACTTGACAAAACGCCAAAAACGGTTATAATTATATGCATAGGAGGGAGATAAATACAACCATGCTACCCCTAATTAGAGACATCAAAAATCTACAGAAGCATAGAGGATTAACTGACACCCAGCTTGCTAAAATGCTGAGTATCAACCTTTCCACTTGGTCAAAGATTAAGAACGGACGCCGACCGCCCGGTGGTAAATTTATCCGTGCTTTGGCTGGGACTTTCCCTGAAATACGAAGTGCCGTCATGGAATATTTATCTAACCACCCCGGCGACTCCACAAACGCCTACCAGACCTCACAGGATGGCATATTAGGTGGGTTTAAGGCCTGGTGGAGTGGTGTTGTA